CAATCAAAACTCAGGCAGCGTATGCGTTGATTCTTGAACAGACATCAATTCAGCAAGGTGATGTGGCAAGAACGAGTGATGGTGTTGCGTTCAAAATGAAATCGTTTGGCGCACAAGTAGAGGATGTTAAAGGGAAAATTGGTACAGCATTAATCCCTATTTTCTCTGCGCTTATGTCTTTTCTTAATGACAAAGTGATTCCTATTTTTGTTGAGTTCGCTGCAGTTCTTGGAGAAGATGGTGCTGGCGCAGCGTTCAAATATTTGGGTGGTCAGGTACTTAACGCAATATCCAATATGGGCAGACTTGGAAACACAATATTTGCTCTTGTTTCAGTCTTTGTAATTGTTAGAACTGCAACGATCATGTTCAATGCAACGGTTGCAGTTTCCACAATTCTTCTTCCTATCTTCAGCAAATCAGTTCAAGGGGCTACCGTTGCGATAACGGCAATGAATGTTGCTGCAAAAGCAAACAAGTTAGCCTTAATAGTTGCAGCCATTCAGATTGTTGTTACCGCTGTAACATTGCTGATTCTTAAGTTTGAAGGTTTAAGAAACATCATAAGTTCTATTGGCGGTTTCCTAAAGAATGTTGTCGGATTCTTTACTGGCACTGGAGATGCAGCAGTTGATGCAGCAGGAAAAATCCGTCAAGTCAATGCTGCTTTTGAAGGCATGAATAAAACTGAAATGAAAACTTTTGATCGGAACAGAAAGTTCTTCAGAGATCAAGAAACTGGTGCTGCAGCCTTGCGCCAAAAACTGTTAGCAGTGAACAGCAGTTTTCAAGGCACAACCGATACCGCTGGAAAAGCCAAAGATAAAATGCAAGAGTTTATAGACAAACTGCAAGGCGTAACAAAATCTCAACGATCATTGAAAGATGCAACAACAGGCGTTGATAATGCGAACAGCAAACTCACAGAATCATTGGCTAACACCGCTAAAGCACAAGCACATTTCAACAAAGTATTTAAGGGATATTCGTTAGACAGCAAAGAAGTTATTGCACAAAACAGAACACTCGCTGATGCTCAACGCAATCTAACTAAAGCCAACATATCTGCTGCAGATAGTGTCACAGCACTCAAGGATGCTGAAGAAGCATTGAAGCAGTTGCGTGAAAAGGTTGATCCGTTTGATATTGAATCAGGCGAGATCGGATTACAGAAAGCAAAGTTTGATGTTGAACAGGCGAACTTTGCTGTTCTTGAGGCAGAAAAAGAACTTGCCGATTTGCGCAAAGACAAAGATGCAACACCTCAGGCTATCCGTGAGGCAGAGATTGCTTTGGCTGAATCCAAGTTTGATGTTCGTGACGCAATCAAATCTGTTTCAGATGCAGAAAAACAACTGAATACACTTCGCACAGATACTCCTACTTTGAAGCAAATCGCTGATGCTGAACGGGTTGTTGCTGACGCAAAGATGGCTGTAGAGGATGCGAACATTGCTGTTTATGATGCGCAAATAAATGTTAATGAGGAACAAGAAAAGTTAAACGAACTTGTTAATGGTGCAGCAATCGGAAGTGAAGCATACACAGAAGCACTCAAAGAATTGGCTGATGCTCAGAAAGCAGAATCAGATGCGATAAGAGATCGTGTTGATGCGTATGAAAGTTTGGCTGATGCCACAAGGGATTTGGCTAAGGCAGAAAAAGAACGCCGTGATGCTGCCAAAGGTTTAACACCACAGCAGATCGCTAAGGCTGAAGCAGATGAGGCTGCAAGGATTGCTCAAGGTTTAGCACCCTCATTAGGTGGTGGCGCACCAGTATTAACTTCACCTGTTAGCACTGGTAATCCACTTCTTGATGCTGTTATCCCTAGATTTGAAGGCATTGCTCGTGATTTGATGTTAGAGCGTGGCGGATTCACAGCGTTCGCAAAAGGCGGCATCGTAACAAGTCCGATGATGGGGCTAGTAGGTGAGGCTGGAAGTGAAGCAATAATTCCACTTGACCGTCTAGGTGAGTTCGGTGGACAAACAATCAACATCACTATCAACGCTGGTATCGGTACAGATGCTTCCGCTGTTGGTGATCAGATCGTAGATGTGTTGCAACGCTATAATCGTAGGAATGGTGCATTACCGTTAAAGGTGGCGTAATGGCTACAACGATGGCATGGGGTGAAGAAATCCAAGTAATCATGGAACTTGGGTTTCTTGTAAATGTTTTTACGCTTGATAGTTCTGAAGATGGCATTTTGGATGACGATTTTCTTGGTGGCACTTTGATCGGTGACGATGTTGCCGAATATGTGCAAAACATTTCTATTAGTCGTGGGCGTTCAGACCAGTTACAAAACTTTAACGCTGGCACAGCAACAATCACTTTGCTAAACAATGATCGCCGCTTTGACCCAATCAATCAGGATTCACCATATTGGGATGTTTCAACAGGCAAATCGGGTGTTACACCACGCCGTAAAGTAACCATCAAATCTAACGGTGTACCAATATTCATTGGGCGTATCACCGATATTGATGTTGTCTATAATCCGCAACGATCAACAGCGTCTATAGATAACTCAACCGTTGTAATCACGGCAGCAGATGACTTCGTGCTATTGGCAAACACTTTTATCGGTTCACCTATTACACCTGTTGCAGAACTGTCTGGCACACGGGTAACCACGATTCTTGATTTGCCTGAAGTGGCTTATCCTGCGAGCCGTAACATTGATGCTGGTTCAGCAACTTTGGGTGGTGGCGCAACTTTTGATATTGCTGCGAACACCAATGTTCTTTCTTATCTGCAGAATGTGGCGTTGTCTGAGCAAGGCTATTTCTATGTTGCTGCTAACGGTGACATCACTTTTACGGATCGTGTGTCAGCATCCTTTTTTACTGTTTCAGCAACTTTCAGCGATCAAGCAGGAATCAATCTGCCTTATACAGGGCTACAAGTTTTGTATGGTCAAGAGTTCTTATACAACAAGGTGGTTGCCTCGGTTGAGGGTGGCACAGATCAGACCGCTAATGATGTTGCTTCACAAACTGAATATGGTATTTCTACTTTGAATCTTTCAGGGTTGTTGTTGGCGGATGATGCTGCGGCGAATACTTTGGCTGTTGAACTTTTGTCACGATATAAAGAACCTGTGTACCGTTTTGACAAACTGCAAACGATTTACAACATTTTGGATTCGGGGCAGCAAACAGATGTAACCAATTTGGATATCGCTGATGTTATTGAAATCACCCGAACCTATCCAACTGGCAGCCCTGCTTCGGTCACTGTGCCTTACAGCATTGAATCTGTGAAACATTCTATTACCCCGTCAGATCATAGGGTTGAGATCGGTTTGGCTGTAGCAGACTTGCTATTTCCATTCATTTTGGATGATGCAACTTTTGGTGTCATGGATAGCACGAACGCTTTACAGTAGGGTACACTCGGAGGCACTATGGCAGGCGCAGGCGCAAAACTCTTTAACAGCGGCGATGTACTTACCGCTGCACAGGTCAATACATTTTTGATGGATCAGGCGATTATGAAGTTCGCTTCCACTACTGCTCGTGATGCAGCGTTCGGTGGTACAGGTGAACCTGTTTTGGCTGAGGGAATGTTTGCTTACACATCTGATACCGACACTCTTTGGTATTACACAGGTTCAGCGTGGCAGGCTGTTTCAGGTTCTAACATTGGAACGATCTCTACATCAAATCGTAATGTTGTTATCAACGGTGGGTTTGATGTCTGGCAGCGTGGAACAACATCAACTGTAACTAGCAAAACTTATCTTGCTGATAGATGGGCAAGAGATATTCCGACTGGTGGAACTCAATCACAAGAGACTGATGTGCCTACTATTCAATATGAATATTCGTGGAAACATGTTGCTTCAGCAACTAACGCATATATGCAATCTGGTCAGCAAATTGAATATCAGAATTGCAAACAGTTTCAAAACCAAGTAACAACTATTTCTTTTTGGGCTAAAGCAGTTAATTCAAACGCTGGTTCAACTGCGCTAACAGTTCGTACACGCACTATTGCTGGTGTTGATGGTGCATGTTTATTCACTGGAACAAATGTTGATACTTCTGTTACTTTGACAACTTCGTGGGCAAGATATACGGTTGCTAGAACTATGCCTGCAACTTTTGGTTCGGCATCAATAGAGTTGGGTCTTGGTTCTCATGTGAGTGGTGACGGTATTTTTGTGACTGGACTTCAATGGGAGTTGGGTTCTGTTGCTACACCATTTGAGTTTGAGGACTTCAGCACTACTTTGGCTAAATGCCAAAGGTACTATCATAACAACCCGTATTTGTTGCTGGGCGCTCAAAATGGTGGATTTGGTAACAGTTATACAACAAATGTTTTTTTCCCTGTTGAAATGAGAGCCACACCAACAATAACGACATTCTCTGGAGTTTCCTATGCTGGTACGGCTGGACAGGCAACTTGGTATGTTTCTGCTGTCGGCACGGCAGCGAATGTTTCGTTTGAGGCATCTAGTGCATTGGGATACAGTATTTATCAGAATGGAAATGCGACATACCATTTTGCTATTTTTTCTTACAAAGCGTCAATAGAATTATGATTTACTACATTTCAGAATCTGCTATTTCTCGTCAAGTGTTTATTTATGATTCGGTAAGCGGTGCTGTTATCCCTGCCGACCCTGCCAACACTGATTATCAACAATACTTAGCGTGGGTTGCTGAAGGTAACACGGCTACCGAATGGTCGCCTGAAGCCTGATGTGCGTAATACTCGTTGGCTGATATTTGCGCCAGTAGCAATCTTGGCGTTGTTCGCACCAACCGCTAACGCAGAACCAATACAAGGATTAAACACCACCTATTACACGATTGACGAGATACCGCCAGTTCAGTCCACTACCGAATATGAGGAATGTGGTAGCGAGTTAGAGAATAACATCAACCGTTCGTATGACGGTGAACCGTTTGAGAACTGCACAGGCGATTTGTTTATGGTTCATATGACAGGGTTCATTGAGATACCTGAACATGAAACGATTGAGTTTTGGTTGGCTTCTGATGATGGCGGTGAAGCAACTATTGGTGGTAACAGTTGGGGATCATGGACTGATCAGGGTTGTTCTGCCACTCTGTCAGGCAACCTTGTGCTTGAGGCTGGAAGTGTTCCGTTGGAGGTTTGGATGTACGAGAATGGCGGTGGTACTTGTTTGATGTTGGCGTGGAAGATTGATGATAACGAGTGGGAGATCGTGCCTGATGAGGCTTTCACTGCCGAAACTTATACACCTGAAACAACCATTCCTGAAACAACTGTTCCTGATACCACTATTCCTGAAACCACTGTTGTTGAAACAACCGTTCCTGATACCACTATTCCTATACAGACAACAGAAGTATCAACAACAGTAGAAACAACGACCACGATCCCATCCACAACAACATCTAGTTCAACCATTCCTTATGTGCAGACAACGGTTGCTGAGACTTCAACAACTTCCGCATCCACTTCTTCATCCACAACATCAACAACAACAACGACCACCAGCCCCATAGAGGTAGTCCAGCAACCCACCACAGGAACAACGACATCAACAACATGGGTTGAGCCTACGCCTGAAACAACTGTGGTGGATACCACGCTGCCTGAAGTGGTCACAAACCCTACTAATAGTGCAGCCGATACGCTACCGTTTGTCACGGTTACAAGCCCACCAGAGCCGCCTGAGAGCGTTCCTGAGCCTTTGGAAACTTCTGTACCTGTAGAGCCAACCCTCACAACTTTACTTTTCCCTGATGGCACAGAACTCCCTGAGGCGTTATCGGATGAACAGTTTGATGCAGCCCTAGAAGATTTGGATGAGGCGTTACCTGATGAGGTAACAGCGATTGTGGACACATTGTTGGAATCAGATTTGTCTAGTGAGCAGGCAACAGAACTGATCACAAATGTTCAAGTGCTAACAGCCTTATCTTCCGATCAGGCAACACAAGTGTTCGCAGAAATCCAAGAAGCACAACTATCTGAAGCGGCAGCAGAAACGATTGCGGAAGCCCTAAACAATTCTGATGTGCCACAAGAAGTCAAAGAAGCCTTTGAAGATGAGATCAACATTTTTGGCAACGATGGTTTCTCAGGGTATGTGCCTGTTGATTCCAATGTTTCTGTGGCTGTTAGACGCACGATTATTGCAGGCACTACAGTTCTTGTGGCAATGCCACCACCATCTGCAAGGCGTAGATAATGAAACAATATTTGACTGACAATGTTTGGGTTTGGGCTGGCACAGGTTTAGTGCTGCTTACCCTTTCTGGAACTACTTTGCGGCAGGCGTTGGCTATCACTTGCATAACAGTTCTGATACATTCGTTGGCAACATTCCTCAAAAAAGGTGACACAGAATGAAAAAAGCACAAGACATTACAGGCAGAATCATTGCGTTGTTTCTCACGAACGCATTAGGAGTAGTTACTGGTGCTGCTGTTATCGCACCAGAGTTAGAGGTTTGGAAGTCTGCTGCTATCGCAGGTGCGGTATCGGTGTTCAAAGTTGTTGAATCGTTGGCGAAAGCAAGCGTTGATGGAAAACTGACCAGCGAAGAAATTGATGTAGCGTTCGGTGCTACACCAGCCAAGATCGCTAAGAAGCGTGCGTTAGCAAAATGAAACGCCCGTACACAGGCAACAAAGATGGTGCAGCAACTGGTGAACATCCGCAACTAACAGCGTTGATGAAGGAACTGTTCAAGGCATATCCAAAAGCACTTTGGAATAACGGCAGTTGGGGTGTGAGAAATATGCGTGGCAAGGAAGCGTTAAGTGTTCACGCTACTGGCAGGGCTTGCGATATTTCATGGCGCAACATGGGTGATGGTAAGCGTGGTGTTGCGAAAGGTGGGCGCAAGTATGCGATGAGCGCAATGGATTATTTGGTTAAGCACGCTGACGCTTTAGGTATTGAAATGATCATTGACTATTTCCCTGCACCACACGGCAGGGCTTCTAAGTGTGATCGCAATATGGCGTGGCAGAAGTATGACAAAGAGACTGTTCACGGCGCACCTAATGGCGACTGGTTCCACTGTGAAGTAGATGGCAAGAAGTCATCTGAGGAGATTAAAGCGGTGTTTGTGGCTAATCCCCCTGCGCCTGTAGTGCTTGGCGCATGATGGATACGGGGCTTGCTGCTGTCTTTGTGGCATTGATCACTACCGTTGGTGGAATCATTGTCGGATTTATGCAAGCCTTTAAGAAGGAAACGAAGGAAGCACGAGTGGAGAACCGTTTAGATCATCAGGTTGTGCAAGCACAGTTGAAGATGATTCATAAGACTGTTAATCGTGTTGATGATCGTTTAGAGAAACACATTGACGAACACAGAGAAGGTGGCTATGGGAAAACTGTTAGAGCAGATAGAGGCAACGCCAGTTAATTCTGGTGGGAAACATTCCACAGTTGATCTGGCGATACAACAATTACACGGGGAAGATAGGGATGACTTGGTGTGCGCTTTGCGTAACCCAACGATTTCGGCATCCGTGTTATCGCAAGTATTGGCAAACAACAGTATTGAAGTAAGTAGAACAGCCATCAATCGTTGGCGCAACAGAGAGGGAATCTGATGAGTTTAGGAGATCAAATTGGTGAAGCATTAGAGATGGAAAACAACGGTGAGTTGTTGCGTTTGCGTAAGCAGCGTGACAGTTTCGCCAACCAGAATGTTCGCTTACAAACCAAACTGGATGAACTTGAAAAAGCGTTGTCGTTTGTGGATCAGGTGGATGGTTTGAGTGTTAAGCCTCCGATGTGGCTTGCACCTGCGAAACCGAAAAGCCATGCAGCAACTTTGGTGGTGATGTTGAGTGATACCCACTTTGACGAGGTGGTAAGCCCCGAAGAAATGGAAGGGTTAAACGCATACAACCGTGAGATAGCAATGATGCGCCTAGAAAAGTGGACACAGAATGTGATCAAGATGGCACGCCACTACCTATCAGGTGTGAACTATGACGGTGTTGTTTTGATTCTTGGTGGAGACATTTTCAGTGGTGACATTCATGAGGAACTGGCACTCACTAACGAGGACACGATGATTGGTTCACTACTGTTTTGGGCTGAACAAGTATCGGCTGCTGTTGAACTGCTCGCTACAGAGTTCAAGAAGTGTCATGTTGTTTCTGTGGTCGGTAATCATGGCAGGACTACACGCAAACCAAGAATGAAGCAGCGTGTGAAAACAAACTTTGACTGGCTTCTAGCGAAGATGGTTGAGCGCAGTTTCACCAAAGACAAACGGGTCACTTTTACTATCCCTGAATCTGCTGATGCGTTGATACAGATTTATGATTACGGGCATCTGATAACTCACGGAGATCAAGTATCTGGTGGCGGCGGTATCGGCGGCATCTACCCACCGATTATGCGGATGAGGGCAAGGAAGCACGCACGCTACATGGTCACAGGTAAATCGTTCCAGACTTTGTGGCTAGGTCACTGGCATCAATACATCAGCACTCCTTCTATGGTGGTGAATGGAAGTCTGAAAGGTTATGACGAGTACGCAATGTTGATGGGGTTTGGGCATGAACCACCACAGCAAGCGTTGGCGATTGTTACACCTGAAAGAAACATTACGATTCAAGCACCAGTGTTTTGTATGGATAGGAAGAAAGAGGGTTGGTGATGAGTGATCTCACTTATGTTGAAATCATTTGGCATGATGCGCACGCAGATACAACTTCTTGGATTGAGTTGGATGACATTGGAAATGATCCGTGTGTAGTTGTTTCTGTTGGTCAGTTGTTGCCTTCAGCGAAAAAGGATCATGTTGTTATCTGCCAGTCATCTAATACGGAAGATCAGTTGGATTGTGTGTTGTGTGTTCCTGTTGGGATGGTTAAGTCCATGCGTGTTTTGGGTGTTGGTGGACTTGATGCGAGTTGATCTGTAGGGTCTCTTTGTTACACAGTGTTCTCCTTCTCCGCTGTGTAGCAAATGGGTTGAGCAGCCCTGCCCTGTTTACGGGGTGGGGTTGTTCCCCTAAAACCCTATGCCTACAAGGTTTTCCCTGATTCCATTTTGGGCTGGGATTGTTGTACGATTCATGTATGGGGAAATACCCCATACAAACCCTGAGGAGGGAATGATGAGCAAGACACACTTAATCAAGACAGATACAAAACAAGTTGTTCGCACATTTGATACTCGTAAAAGTGCAGAACGATTTGCAAAACTTTACAACGATCTGTGCGGTCAGCAAGCAGCGTTCAGCACGAAGGCAGCGAAGTAATGAACACACCAGTTGATTACAAAAAATTGCCCAAAGATGCAAAGCGTTTGATTTCAATGGGTATGGATAAGTGGGGAAATCCAGAGTTCCATTCACCAACTTGCAAGAATCGTATTGCAGATTCAGAGCAATATGAAATTGCATCAGTTAGAGATTGCGTTGATTCTATTTGGGGTGAGAACTGTGGCTCTTATTATGCGGAAAGCAATTACACGCCAGATCAAGGTTGGAAAGAATATCGCAAGTCCACAACCATCTGCCCATGTGTAGGAAAATTACAAGATGAGACTAAGGAGGGGAAGTAATGGAAAGAGAATACGACAAAGTTTTGGATAGTGAGAAGTCATTGAAGGCAATGCACACTGAAGTTCGCAGGCTTCTAAGACTTGCATCATTCCATCTGGACAATAAAGACTTTGACAGAGTTGAAAGTGTGTATCTTGGAATTGAGTGTTTGATTTCATCGCTTGGTGTGAGTGCAAGAATCTTGCAAGAGATGCAGGAAGGCGAAGCATCATGAACGCTGCAGAGCAAGTTGCTGAAGCAATCGCAACACACGGCAGACCGCTTTGGTGTGCGCATATTCCATATCAAATCAGACAGCAAGTACCTACCAGTGAGATTGGAAGGATGCTTGCGACAGCACATCGTTCACCTGACAGTGTGACCAGAGCAGACTTGTATGGTGACATTCTGGATTGGTGTGCGAAGAATGTATTTGAGGAAGTGACGATACCTGTGCTGGTGGAAGTGTCAGGGTTGTCTGCGCCTACGGTTCGCAAGTTCATTGGTGACAGAGTTGATCTGTTCCGCAAACTGAAGCGTGGTGTGTGGGAGGTGCGTGATCCGAAAGCAGACAGGGCTGCATCAAAGTAACTGTGTCACACCCCTGCGTAAAGATGTATTCAAACAACTAACAGAGGAGAGAGCAATGCAAGTAATACCCAAACAGAAACACGGCAGCAAAGATTGGTTGCTGGCACGCTGGAAAGATGAGCAAGGCAGATGCGTATTCGGGGCTTCCGATGTGCCTGCGTTGATGGGTGTGTCACCGTACAAATCTCGTGCAGCGTTGTTCGCAGACAAAACAAACGAACCAGTAGAGCAGCCTTCTAACGCTGTGTTTGATCGTGGCAACCTATTGGAAGCACCTTTGCTTCAAGCAGCATCAAAGCAACTTGGCACAAACATCATCACACCAGAAGTCATCTACCGTGATGGTCGTTTGTCAATCAGTCTTGATGGTGTAGATAACGAACAGTCACCAACGGTTGTAGTTGAAGCAAAGACAACTACTCGTTACAGCATCTATGAATCAAAAGATTTGCCTGCTGAATGGTTGTGGCAGGGTTGGGCGCAGCAAGCCGTACTGGAAGTTCCAGTGTGGTTCGTTGTACTTGATCGTGATCTGCGCATCAGTTGTGTTGAGTTGCCTGACAACCCGTTAGCGATTGACACACTGCTTACTGAGATAGAAGTGTTTGGCAGTTGGGTTGATAACAACACTCCACCATTGGATGAGATCAACAACTTTACTGCTGATGATATTGCACGCATCTGGCGTGTTGAACCTACGACAGTTGAACTTGATGCAACAGTGTTGGATTGGGTTGCACAGTTGGAGGAAGCAAGGGCGTTATCTAAGCAGGCTTCAGAGTTGGAAACCAAAGCGAAGGATGCGATTGCACAGATGATGTTGGGCAATGAGATTGGTTTGGTTGATGGTGAGCAAATAGTTTCGTGGAAGCAGCAAGCAGGGAAAGAATCGTTTGATGCTGCACGATTAAAGCAAGAACATCCTGAGATGATTCAGGAATATACGAAGCAAGGAAACCCATACCGTGTGATGAGAACACACAGAAAGAAGGCAAAGTAATGGAAGAACTAAACACTCAACTGCTGCGTGCAGTGTTGGAACAGTACGCTGTTCCTGATCCAAAGATTGTTGGCACGATTCCACGCAACGGAATTAATATCAGTTATGTTTCGCACGCTGACATCACACGCATACTCATAGAGATTGATCCGTCTTGGAGTTGGCAGCCTGTTGCATGGGATAACGGCAGACCTGCTATCCACATTGAAAACGGCACTGCAACAATGTGGGCAACACTCACACTTCTAGGGAAGTCTTTGTTGGGTGTTGGTTCGGTTCGTTCAGACAAACCTGATATGGACAAAGAACTCATCGGTGACTTCTTGCGTAACGCTTCCATGCGGTTCGGAATTGCATTGTCACTTTGGTCTAAGCAGGACTGGTCTGACAACACAACGATCACCACTTTGCCTACAGCGCAGCGTGCAGAAGAAGCAAAGAAGTATGTTCCAAATCATCCTGCAAAGGGAGTGCCATCACCCAAAGTTGTTCAAGACTTTGTTGATGATCGTGTTGTTTCGTTGGATGAGGTTGCCGAAATCTTTAATGCGACAACTGTTGTTGCTGAGGTTCGCCCGATTACTTCTGGTGGATTGATGAGCGATAAGCAAAAAGGTTTAGTGAGCAAACTTGGAAAAGAAAAGTTGGATGGTGATGTGTTGCCAGTGATCAAGGAACTGTTTAACAAAACTGGTTTGGCACAACTGACAACTAAAGAGGGTTCGGCTTTGATCAAACATTTGATGGAGATGTGATGAGCATTGTTGATGAATCTGACAACGACATCTTTTCGGTGTTAAGCAAACTTGTTTCTGCAGCCCGTGATGTCATCAGGTTTGATGGCACAGATCGGCTGTCTATTGAGCAGTTGCGTGAAGCAGTGGATGCTTACAACCTTTGGTTGTCTAGTGAGGCGTGATCATTGGCGAGAGGATGCGGCTTGTTTGAATCAACCTATGGCGTTGTTCTTTCCGCATCACACTTTGACTGAGGATCGTTGGGATGTTGCCAAACAGTTCTGTTCTTCTTGCATTGTCAAGGATGAATGTTTAGGGCTGGTTATCAATTTGGAAGAACACGATGACAGATGGGGTTTGTTTGGTGGTTACACACCAACTGAACGCCGTGTGTTGCGTGATGAACGGAGGAAAGCGAAGTGATTGCGATAGGTCAAAGTGCATACCGTTGTTTGTGTGCGCAGCCAATACCAGAGAACCCGTTGTGCGGAGATAGAGGAGTGGAAGAAGATGACTAGAAAAAGGAGAGTGCGTTTTTTTCCTGCAGTAAACATTTGCAGTGCGTTCAATAACGGTACACAGATATCTGTGATGGCTTCCGCTTTGGAAACGGATCGCAGAACTGTTTACCATTGGATCAATTCAGACATACAAATATCGGAGTGGGCTGCTGATCGTTACGCAGTGAAACTTGGTATGCACCCGTCACAACTTTGGGATGACTGGTTTGCGTTAGAGAAAGAATTAGTTTGATGGATGAACGCAAAGGTGAATGTCAAGGGAACCAAGACAAATGCAATGCTGAAGGATGCCCTAAGTTCGGGTTGCTGTTGAAACCTGCTCGTGATGGAAAGCGGCGCATCAAAGGTTGTAACGATCCTGCTGCGAGAGGCAAACGAAACCGCACCAAAGGCGATAACAAAGCCCGTGTTGCACGCAGGAAACTTGGTTTAGCAGCAACAGGAAACGCTGGTACACGCCACGAAGAACATTGGGGCGGTATGTTCCGTGTTGAAGTTAAGGCTGGCGCACAGGTAAGCCCGATTGCTACACGCTTCCATCAAGCCAAAGCGCAATCAGATGAAGCGAAAGCATTGGGCGACATCAGACCGTTTGCCATGATTGCGATGCCTGATGGTACTTCTGATGGGATCGTGTTGATGACTTTGGATGAGTTCGCAGAGTTGTGTTCGCTGCTGTGAGCAAAGTGTTTGACCAGAAGCACTATGACGATGACGATAACGCTAAGCATCAGGTGATTGCATGGCTTGAATCTAAAGGGTTCATGGCATGGGTGAACCCTGATCAGTTCGGTATTGATGTTCAGGGTGTGCGTAAAGGCATCTCTTACGAGTTTGAAGTTGAAGTGAAACACAACTGGAAGGGCAAAGAGTTTCCATTTGACACAGTGCATTTCTCTAATAGGAAACGAAAGTTTGCTTTGCCAGACAACACAACTTGGTTTGTGATGTTGAATCATGAACGCACACACGGGCTAATGATTTCTGGTGCAGTGTTTCTTGCTGCACCGATAGTAGAAAAGAACACCATCTACACGAAGAAAGAACAGTTTGTTCAGATCAATGTTGATCAGGGTATATTGATCACCTTCAGAGAGGGAGGTTCGGTTTGACACCGAAACAGATTGAAACAATGGTTGATCGTATATGTGCAATGTTCCCTACTGTGCCTGTACCACGCAACGGAATCAAAGAACTATGGAAAGAAGATGCGCTGCTGCTCGCTGCTGATGTTAAGGATGGGCGTGCAGTGATGGATGCAGTTGAACGATTCGGCACAATCCCATCGTTACCGCAACTCAAAGGAATGTTTCGCAGTTTGAAAGCCGAACAGACTACACAAGCAGTATGCGTTGTGTGTGACGGTTCTACTTGGGTTTTGCAAGATGAAAACAATTTGAGATCAGGGGTTGTTAAATGCAAATCTTGTAGTTGAATGACAGTCACAATCGGCAAGTAGCAAAGACCTAAGCCTTTCGCATGGCAGTTGGATGACACTCGG